TAGCTAATTTTGCGCCAGTAACAGAATCATTGGCATATCGCTCAGTTGCAAATTCACCGGTGGTAATCTTTGCCGCTGACAGTTCTGGGATATCGGCCGCCGCAAGTGCCGCGCCAGTTGTTACATGGCCCTGCGCGTCAATCGTTACCTTTGTGTAGGTGCCGGTCGTAGCATTATTGCTATGGTTCAGGCGGCCTTCGTTTGTAACCTGCAGGCCGTTGCCAGGGTACATTGCACCAAGCGTGCTAGCTGTGGCAGCAGGCAGATCAGCGCCTGTGATCTGACGGCCGGCGGTAACAAGTCCGTTGGCGTCGTAACGCGTCAGGTGGTACTGCGTTGTATTTGCCGTGACGGTGTTATTGATGCGGATCTGGTCTCCGCTCATCGTCAGCCCATTGCCGTTGACTTCAACAGCACCTTTTGCGCCAGCTGCTGCAGTAGGTAGATCGGCTGCAGCGATCGTGCGGTAACTGACTGCACCAGCTGCACCGCTAGGACCCGCCAAAAACTGGCCAGCTGCAGATGTATTATCAAGCGAAGTTGTAATCGTTACTTCGGATCCAACTGTCGTAACAGTGATATTGACAAGGCCAGCGGTGCTGCCGACCACAGAATTGATACTGCCCGAAGCCTTAAACGTAGCCCACACGCTACCGTTCCAGATGTAGCCGGTATTGGTGGCAGTTTCTACCGCGAGCTGGCCGACGAAATTACCGGTTGCTGGCAGTGCCGCAACGATCTGCGCGCTACTGTTATTGGCCAGCTTGTTGCCGGTAATGCCGTTGGTGAACAGCTTGGCAGCGGTTACTGTATTGTCCTCCAGCGCAGACCCCGGCACGCTGCCGGAGGTAAACAGGATCTTGCCGCTTGGGATTGTGTCATCTGCAATCAGCGTGACTGCATTGGCGACAAAATCACTGGTAGTAATCTTCTTCGACTCGCTGGCGCTTACGTCAGCAACAGGTACATAGTCACCAGCCGCAAGGTTTGCCCCGGCCAACGTCTGCAGTTCGCTAATGCGCAGGTCAGGCACGGCGCCACGTCTCTAAATCGATACCTCCAGTTTAGGTCGCTTCTTCGCCTTCCAGCAGAAGGTATCCGCCTTGCTCTAGCAGAATCGGGCTGCCAGATTCCTGCAGCAGTCGGTTTGCGCCAGTCGTGCGGGCGCGCAGTTTGATCGGGCCGGTTGCTACAAAATCAACTGTTGATATGATCACATCACCAGGAGCGAAACTTGTCGCACAGCTGGTGACAAGCGCATCAAACTCCCACCACAATGCATCATTAAATTGCGTAGCGGCGAATGCTCCAGCCGCTGCATCCGTGTTTGCGCTTTTGATATAAAGCTTGGCGCGGAAGCCAGAGCCGATTTCAGTGCGCAGCACCAACTGCATTAAATAATGCACCGGCTCACGCCCTGCTTCATTTACATAATCCCAATGCGCCGTAAGGCGCCCTGATCCTGTAATCAATGAACTGTATTGCTGCCTATAATCATCGCTCAATGTTGTAATATCAACCGTCTCGCGGCTGGTATTAAGCTCGTAGTCAGTTACTGCAGCCAGCAGCCGTCCGCCGCGATCGCGTACAGTAACGCGCACTGGGATATCACGGTTGATAGTGGCGAGGCCTACTAGGCCAACAGTGCTGCCTTCAAGGCTGTCATCAAACGTGTTATAGAGCCTGATGCCATCTAGTTCATCAACATAGATGTACCAGTTGCCACTGGGCTGAACAGTAGCATTTGCCCAGCCTGCAGTAGTAATAAAATCTAGGTTTGTATTATCCGTTGCGGTAATCTCGATAAAATCACCGCTGACTAAAGTACCTTCCTTAAAATCAAACGAAAACCTATCCCGCGTGATGTTGACATCAGCGGGGTTAACTGTGCTGAGCAGTTCGCTATCAACTGATCTGCGCGTTAATTCAACGCTGCCAACAGTGCCAAGATAAACTCCCATCAGATCGTTACCTCGCTCAATGCACCGGTTGCCTGGAAGCTAATCTGAGCGGAACTGATCTCGCCGACACTAGCGCCAAATGTCACGCTAGTAATGTAAGCCGTAAATCGTACATCATGATTTGTCGTGCCTTCAACAAGTCGCAGCCGTAGATCAACAGTATCCGCGCTATCAATGCCAGTCACGCGTAGCACTTTCTTTAGCGCCGTTGCGGCATCATTACGGCCGGTGCCGTCGTTGTAATACAACAGTGCAGCGCTGCCATTAAACTCCTGCACACCAGGCGCATAACTCCGCTGTGCATCGCCGAGCGTAGTGGTTTCCAGCATCTCAAGCGAACCGCTTAGCTGCCAGTTGGTGACCTTAATCTGCTCAACCCCGTCAATCAGGAGGCGCCCGTCACGGCCTGTGTAAACCTTTGCCATCAGAGCACACCGATAAGTTTGATCGTGACGCTGCTAATGCCGGGGCGTACACTCGTGATTCTAGGCGGCTCGGCATAGCGCCACTGGTTGCCGCTGGCAGCATCGATGGCACTGCTGGCACCAGTCCAGCCGGTTTTTGCGGCAGCGGGAAGGTCAAATGCGGTAAAGCCGCCTTTTGTTTCGTCGTAGTGTGCGACAAAATCGTCTGCGGTGGCGTCCGTGATGTTGTCGTACGCCAAGTCCAGCGTCATGCCGGTGCGCTTGCTGCCGTACAAAATCCGCACTTCTTTGCCGCTTAGCGAGCCAAAGGTCTTGAATGGGTACTGCCCGGCGTCAAAATTGCGGGTTGTTGGCGTCAGCGTCGGATAAGCCATTAGGCGGCCTGCGGTCCTTCAATGATGAAGCTGGAATCAGCATCCAACGTATCGCGGGCAATCAAGCTGCGACGGCTGGCATCAACGGGGAAGTTGCTTGCTTTGATTGTAACGATGCCTTCCTCGTCTAGATCCAGTGCTTCGATCTGGTACACCTCGCTGGTGGCACTAGCGTTATAAACCGAAAACACCGCATCACGCATGTTCTGTGCGATGCCGTTTGCAATTACCAGTTGCCCTGATTGCACGGCCTCCTGCGTACGCTCCCAGTAGTACACGGCATACGTGCCATCGGTCATTACAGAGGCGGCAATAACGGTGCCGTCTGCTTTGATGATTCCGTTGTTGGTGGGGCTGTACGGGCTAAGCTCGCTCGATACACGGATGTACTGCCCTGGCGCAAGACTAAGACCCCAAGGCAGTGTCTTAAACGTAATCGTATGGGTAACATGTTTCCGCACTGCCAAGAAATAACGCGCTGTAAGTAGTGCGTGGTTTGTAGTAGTAATATGCGGCAGATTAAACTCCTCGATCGGTAACGCGTCAGATCCTGCGGTGTTGTACCGCACAACTAGCGTTTGCTCCTCTGGGATTTTGTTAGTGCCGCTCCAGCGGTACAGGATCGCCGCTTGGAACATCTTGCGGCCTTCTAGTTCCAGCCAATCGATCGTTAGTGAGTCGTCAATGATATTGCCATCGGTGAACATGCCGCTAATTGTGATCGGGTTAGTGGCATCGATCTTGTAGTTCTTGTCGTATGGCAGCGCCGGCTCAATCGATAGCTTGCCGTTTTTGATCGTGGTGTAACACAACACTGACGGCGCCATCTCCGCCAGCCATGACCGCAGATTGATAGGCTCGGCAATTACATCATCAAACAACAAATTGTTGGCGCGCAGGAAGCGCCCTGTTGTAGTAAGACCTGGCTTGTCGACAAGTGATGGGTCAACGATAGATGCAACGCCAGTATCCGCATTGCTAACCAAGTACCAGAACAGGTCGGTCAACAGGTTGCTGGGGCCAACATCACCATCGACCAGCCGCTCTACGTGGATGCCGTTTTGGATGTAGCAACGCAGTTGATCCAGCTGGTTAAAGTTGTCGCTGGACCGCAGCTTGAGGCCAGCAACAGCGCAGTTGCTGTACGCCGGGATTGGGTCATCTGACAGGCATTCGTTGACGTAGACAACCTCGTGCTCCGGGCCGTTATCGCAGCTGCGGGAGATCAGGTCGCCATAATGCGATACCTCTGCAATCACGCTGTACTTCTGGAACAGCCGCGTCTCGCCGTAGGTAAGGTTATTTTCTACATAATCAGTGCCAGTTTGGACTGCATATTGGAAGTAATACCTTGTGCCGTCTACTGCTGCTGCAGACTTGCTAATTTGTTCGCCGTCTTTCCATGCGCCAACGGATGATACGACTTCCACGCGGTCGATCGTCCACCACTTATTCTTTGGATTGTTGGGTAGATTGCGCTCGAATGCCCGGAGGTACAGGCGCATAACAACCGTGCGCGTGCCATCGGTATAGGTGAAATTGTTGTAAGTAGTCGTGTAACCAACTGGTAGATTGGCGGTCCACGGGTTTAACCCGATCACATTGGATAGCACGTTACTGATTTGCGTGTCGGTCGCTGCATCGCCAGCTGTGATGTAGCTAGTGGTATCTCGTGCAACTACACCAAGCCTGGTAACACCAGAGACGCTAGTTTGCGTCTCCCACGTGCCGTATACAAAATCCTCCAGCAGCTCAGGGCGTACTGCCATCTGCGGATGGGTAAAGTGATCCCTAGGCTTAATAAAGTAGCCCCGACCACCAACGCGAAACTTGCCGAGGTAAGTATCAAACGTCCAATCAACGTAAGGCGTGCGGCCATCTAGACAGAACACCTCAGTTTCGCCGCCGCTTTGTTGCGTAAAGACCGCACTATTGAAAGGCCGCAACCTGAACTCCAACTGCGAGCGGTTGGGGTGTGTAACGCGAATAAACGAAAAGATATCGACGGGTGCATCACCACGCACTGCAAATAGATAGGGTCCTACATTCGTCCAGCCGTCATTGATCGTGGTGGTGCGCACGGCTTCGCTATTGGTTGGCCGTACATCCAATGCAAAGAATGATACGCGCTCGG